TTGAGTTGATGTAGATGGCAGTATCCCGGAACTGTAGCTTCTCCGTGCTGGCTACAAGTATGTCGTCAGAAAACTCAAAGTAGTCTTCGTCTTCCATCCACTTTAGTACACCGTCGTTTGTTTCTCCATCGAAGGTAATGGTGATGTCTGTCCCGGATGTAGCTGCACCAAACGTAAGTGTGTTACCAAGCAGTTTGGTAATCGGTCCACCCTCTGCATCAGTGCCGTCGTGTGTGTGTCCTGTACTTGAAGCAAACGCAGCAAGAAGTTGATTAAATTCATCATTTGTATCTGCAGCGGAGATTATGTCTCCGTCAGCGTACGATGACTGTCTGGTATAAGTTGCACCCATTTATCTTCTCGCTCCCAATTGGTATTCTAGCTGAAACCCTTTTAGCGAATACGCATCTGTTTCTCCGCCGTCATTAACACGAAGTGCCACCGCAAATCCTGAACCTTCTACGGGCTGTCTTATCAAGGGCTGAGATGGGCCGTCATAAACAGGAGTACCATATGTCGATACACCGTATATTCCAGCTATTCTTGTTGCGTCTAAGGCGTACGCAGAAGGTCTTGCAGAGTTTCTTCCCTCGTAGTCGTACCTTACAATTAAGTCTGCATCAATTGTGGACGCGGGTTTAAAATTTACAATAACTCGCTGCATATGTTTTCGTATGCCGGGGTCATTCATGGTAAGGTCAGGACTTCTATACCTTCCGTTTATAGTTGTCCCTGCAAAAGTTTGTCCCTCTTCTTGTCTATACACGTACCCGTCAAATCCCCCGTGTATCACGGTCACATTACCAGCGTCTATAAACGTACTTGTCGAAGAGGGCTTTATGCCTTTTGTTGTTGAAAACTCGTAGCCTTTACCACCCTGTTGACTTTTTAGGACGCATATAACCCCCTCTGTTAAAAGTTCGGTTTGTCCCGCTTTACTAAAAAATATTCGATACTGTGTTTTTTCTGGTATAACTATAGACTCAAACAAAGAAGCATCTGCTATGTTCTCATCAAATACGGATTGTACATTTGCACTTATGGTGCCCAATTCCACGTCACCAATTCTTGCCGTTCCTGAAACTGTGCGTAATCCGTCAGGCCCAAGAAACAGAAGATCACCTGCAAATTCTTGAATAGTCTTGCCGTTGATACACCCAATGTCGCGTGTGACAGGCTGCACAGCAAAGTCACTTAGTGAACTGCCAGTAAGTTTGAATATCCTGTTTTCACAAAAAATAAACAGTGACTCACGAAAAACTTTGAGGCCAACAATATTATCGTCAACCTTAATGCTACCTGCACCAGACCCAGAACTAAACGCATCTTCATCAAACGGCTGACTAAATATAAGTTCTTGTGGGCCAGAGTTTGCAGTGAGAGGCATACCAGCGTAGAACATGTGTTCACGATACGCTGTTACAATAGACGCTCCTGTTACTGTGTTGCTACTTACGTCAGTAGCAGCCATAGCCGTACTAAACACGGTAGGAGCGTTTACTCCATCAACAACAATAAGTTTATCGTTGCCATCAAAATTAAATCTTTCAAACGAATACTTACCGGCACTTGTTCGTCCTGAATCTCGCTCTGTCCAAGATTCTGACACAACTGTCCTAGAGGTATCGCTGGTAGCAGCATGTGCTGCTGCAGTTGTGCTGTTTGCTGCGCGAGTAACACCTGTAAAAGTTGTAGATGTCACCCCCGTGTACGTAAACTGTTCGCTGTTTATCTGTAGGGTGCCGCTAGATGTAAATCCTGTTGTAGACGCTACAGTAATTGTGCCTGATCCCGTCATGGCTGTGCTTGAAGAAATCGCAGAACTTGATCCCGTGCCTAGCGAAGTAGTGCCAGCACTAAATATCTTCTCTCCCCTTGCAGCTACAACTTTATTTGCAAAGGTAGCTACCATAAGAACTTTTTCATCAGATGAAGATGTTTGAGGTACTATCTGTCTTACATGCCTTTGAAACCCTTTGATGCGTTTGTAGCCCCCCTCAATGTCAGGTTCAAAGTTTGTTAATTCTACAGCTTGTCCGGGTTGCATAATGAATGTTGATCGATTGGCAACTAGCCCTCCTTCACACACAAACGGAAATGCAGCGGTTTCACTAAGGTCAGCCACTCTATACAGCCCTCATGTAATTCTTTCGGTTGAGTAATTCAATCCGCATACGCTTGATTCCATCCTCATATTCTTTTAACGAAAATTGTGCAGCCTGTACGTCGGAACGAAACATGTGCGTATAGTATTTTGCACGGGCATTTACTACCGGTTCGAACCGCGTCGGAATAATCGACGTATCAGTTGCCGAAGATAGATCAGTATGGGCAACGTAATAATCAAACTCTAACGTCCTGTTACTTGTGTCGGGAATAGGGGTAAGACCTATTTCGTCGTTGTATGTGGTGTACACATACTCTGGGTCAGCAAACTTGTCCGTATCTGGACGGGTATCACGTTCACGAAACGCATCGTTGTACTCTTCGTATGATAAATACTTTAATGGAATAGGTAGTACATCTTCACTAAGTTCAACCAACTTAACAAACGCTGCGTTACCCGATGCTTCAACAAAGCTTACGTGGTGCGTCGTAGCCGTAGCCGTAAACGTAGTTTCGGTAAGAGATACCTCGTTACCGTTGGCAATAGTAAGCGTAGCAGATTTAGTTTGTGATCCACCTGAACTGGTTCCTATTTTAAGGGTAAGTGTTGCCCCGCTAGTTTGTGTAAGCACAACGTAAGAACGACCTACAATGAGGTCGGTTATTTCTTGGGATGCTTCTGCGCTAGTAAGCAGCAGAGTGTTGCCAAACTTAGAACTTGCAGCGGGACTACCCGATACTGTCGTCCATCCAGTTATGCTTGCAGCCCCCGACACTTCGTATGTGCCGTTGGTTATGTAATTCTTTGGGCGAAGAAACATTGTATCGTAGTCAACATACTTTAGAGTTGACGCTATACTTGCGTGACTGTACAAAGACTTACCTGCGATTACGTCAACAGAACCAGCAGCACGGGTAAACGGCCAGTTTAATTCAGAGTTGATAAGATCAGTAATCGAACGATTAACATAATCTTTTACTGTAGTTTGCACACCACGGGAAGTTGCAAAGGTAGAACTGGTCAGTTCAACTTCGTTGAAGTCCCGTAGTACATTGTTAATTAGAGTAAGATACGTGCTTGCCATATTAGTATCCGTTAAGTTTCGCTATCCAAATCTTCAAGTGCTTCAAGCTTGTCTTGAGCGTCCGCCCAACTAGCGACTGCCTTGTCCATTTCCTCAAGCAGTTGCGGATGTTCACCGATAGCCGCCGGGTTATTTGTGTAGTTTGCGTATACAAATAGCGCATCTTTTTTCTGTGCCTCGTACTTGTGCTTTAGGGCTTCGTAGGCAAGTCTTTTCATTTCAGTCTCCCTGTACAACATTATACACCTATTTATTTAAATTAGCAAGGATTATTTTCTTGAC